ATGAAGATAAATTTTTATAAACTTGCTCCTGCTGTTTTAGCAATCACAGGTTTTATCTTCAGTTTGTGCATTTACATCATTGCCAGATTTTCACCATCTGGCACAGGTTTGCTATTATGGGGGGCTCTTACACTAGGTCAAGCATTTTCAGGATTGCTGTTTGGACTGCTAGTCACAAGGCTGCATAACAATTCAAACAGTGACGCTTTAACAGGATTACAAAACAAACACTGCTTTTACAATAGGCTTGCATATGAAATGGGACGCTTAAAACGGGTAAAAACAGCAGTATCAATTGTACTTATTGATGTGGACAACTTTAAAAGCATAAATGACATATACGGGCATATAGAAGGCGACAGGGTCTTGCTGGAACTTGCAAATATTTTTAAGGCACATGCACGGGCAAAAGATACAGTTACTGTTTGGGGCGGGGATGAATATGCAATCATCCTGCCTGATACAGACATCAATGGGGCAGAAGCGTTTGCCGAACGTATCAGAAGTGAGGTTGAAAAGCATAACTTCCCTTATAAGGTCACTATTTCTGTCGGCATCACGTGCACTGTTAAGGAAGATGACGTGGAGAAGCTTATGGTATTAGCAGATAGGGCATTGTATAGGGCTAAAGAAACGAAGAACAAAGTGGTAAGTTTAGAAGGCCCATTATGTGCTGAATTGACATGACCTTTGTTTGGGTTACTGGATAGGGAAGATCAGATAACTTTCTACTGGATGTCAGCCCATATATATTTGGCTGATTTTTTAATGCAAAAAATCAAAGGTTCAAGAGCAATTCATACTAACGGGATGAAAATATAAATCCAGAGTACTGTAAGAAACAGTGTTTTTATTACCAAAACCTGAAAAAAGAAAGGTGATGATTTAGTGACTAAAACAAAGCAAATTCATTCAGATGATGATGTCCGTATCCAGGAATTCCTCGATATGATCGCCCCCTCCATCATCAAATTCAACACCGACCATTTCATCTGCGGCAACACCTACCGATGCGTGTGGGTACTCCGTGAATATCCCACAGCCACCGAGGAACAGGCCATCCTCCGTCATCTTGGAGAAAAAGAGGGCGTGACCTTGCATATCTATACCCGGCATGTAACACCAGTGGAGGAAAAGAAGATTATCTCAAATGCCGCCAACAAGAACCGGATGCAGCGGAGCAACACCCAGGATCTGCAGCAGACAGTCACCGCTGAAAGCAACCTGCAGGACGTTGTCAACATCGTAGCAAAGATGCACCGGAGCAAGGAGCCTCTCCTTCATGCGGCAGTGTACATCGAACTGTCTGCCCACGACCCTGACCAGCTGAAGCTTTTGCAGACCGAGGTACTGACCGAGCTGGTGCGAAGCAAGCTCAATGTAGACAGGCTCCTGCTCCGCCAGCAGCAGGGTTTTTTATCGGTCATGCCCTCTGGCTGGAACGTGTTTTATGACCAGTTTGAACGGGTGCTGCCAGCAAGCTCGGTCGCCAATCTCTACCCCTTCAATTATTCTGGTAAGACCGACCCTAACGGCTTCTACCTGGGCAGGGACAAATTCGGCAGCAACATTCTTGTGGATTTCAACCGGAGAGCAGATGACAAGACTAACGCCAATATTTTGATTTTGGGCAACTCCGGTCAGGGCAAGAGCTATCTGTTAAAGCTCATCCTCACCAATCTGAGAGAATCCGGCATGAAGGTGATCTGCCTTGATCCGGAAATGGAGTTTGAGGATCTCACCAATAACCTGGGCGGCTGCTTCATCGACCTGATGACCGGCGAGTACATCATCAATGTTTTAGAACCAAAGACATGGGATGAAACCGGTGACCCTATAGATACGGAAGCGCCCCAGGCGTTCCGGCAGACCTCAAAGCTCAGCCAGCATATAAGCTTCTTAAAAGACTTTTTCAGGACATACAAAGATTTCGACGACAGGCAGACAGACACCATTGAGATTATGCTGGGCAAGCTTTACGACAAATGGGGCATCACCGACCGCAGTAATTTTGACCGCTTAAAACCCTCAGATTATCCTATCCTGTCCGACCTGTATGAGCTGATTGAGTCGGAATATAAGGAGTTTGATGAAAGCCGTCGCCAGCTCTATACCGCGGATACCCTGCGGGAAATCTGCCTTGGGCTCCACTCCCTGTGCAAGGGTGCGGAGTCTAAATTCTTTAACGGGCAAACCAACATCACCAGCAATGAGTTTGTGACCTTTGGCGTCAAGGGTCTTTTGCAGGCCAGCAAAAACCTGCGGAACGCCTTGCTGTTCAATGTGCTGTCATACATGAGCAATGAGCTTCTCACTACGGGCAATACCGCTGCCAGCATTGATGAATTTTACTTATTCCTCACCAATCTGACCGCTGTGGAATATGTCCGCAACTTCATGAAACGTGTAAGGAAGAAAGACAGTGCCGTGATTCTCTCTTCGCAGAATCTGGAGGATTTTAATCTGGAGGGCATCCGGGAGTACACCAAGCCGCTGTTCTCCATCCCTGCCCACGCTTTTCTGTTTAACGCGGGCAACATCGACAAGCGGTTCTATATGGACACCCTCCAGCTGGAGGAATCGGAATACAATCTGATCCGGTATCCTCAGCGGGGTGTTTGCCTCTACAAGTGCGGCAATGAGCGGTACAACCTCATGGTCACTGCCCCGGAGCATAAGGCGAAGCTCTTCGGAAAGGCGGGTGGGCGGTAATGGAAGGAGTGAGAAAGTATGGACATGAAAGAGCAGCGCTTCGGCATTGAAATCGAAATGACAGGTCTGTCCCGCCAGAGGGCTGCACAGGTGCTGTCAGAATACTTCGGGCGGCCTGCAAGTTTTGACGGTGGGTATTACGGAGAATATTCCGTCCTGGACAGCCAGAGCCGCCGGTGGAAGGTCATGAGCGACGGCAGCATCACTACAGAGAAAAAAGAAGGGCGACGGGTTGTTCCGGCCGACAGAACCTACAGCGTCGAGCTGGTCAGTCCCATATGCCGCTATCAGGATATCGAAACCATACAGGAGATTGTGCGTAAGCTGCGGGGGGCCGGAATGCTGGTGAACAAATCCTGCGGCATCCACATTCACCTGGACGCATCGCCCCACAATGCCAATACCCTTCGTAACATCACCAACATCATGGCCTCCAAAGAGGATATGATCTACAAGGCTATGCAGGTGGAGGTGGCGAGGGAGCGGCAGTATTGCAAAAAGGTGGAGCAGAGCTTTTTAGAAGAACTAAACCGCAAAAAGCCCAAAACCTTAGATCAGGTCAGCCGGATCTGGTACAACGGCAATGACGGCAGGCATGAACATTATCACAATAGCCGCTACCACTGCCTCAATCTCCACAGCGTGTTCCAAAAAGGCACGATTGAATTCAGACTTTTTAATAGCACCACCCACGCAGGCAAGATCAAGGCATATATTCAGCTGTGTCTCGCCATCTCAGCGCAGGCTCTCAACCAGCGGTGCGCAAGCCGCCAGAAAACCCGCAGCACCAATGAAAAATATACTTTCCGCACCTGGCTTTTGCGGCTGGGGCTCATCGGTGATGAATTCAAAACCGCAAGACTTCATCTGCTGGAGCATCTGGACGGCTGTATCGCGTGGAAAGACCCGGCACAGGCTGAGCAGCAAAAGCAGCGGTTAAAGCAGAAAAAAGAAAAAGAACTGGCCGAAGCCGCTCAATCCCAGACAGTACAGCAGGAGCAAACAATTGAAAATGAACAGGAACAGGCCGAGGAACAGGAAGAAAGCCCCGGCCTTTCTATGTCCATGTAGCAAGGAGGAATGATCAAAAATGAAATCTGAAACCCTGTATATCGCTTACGGCAGTAACCTTAATCTGCCGCAGATGGCCTTTCGCTGTCCGACGGCTAAAGTTGTCGGTACCAGCGAAATCAAGGACTATGAGCTGCTGTTCCGCGGCGGGCGGAGAAGCTCTGTTGCGACTGTGGAGCCGCTCAAAGGCTCCAGCGTTCCTGTTCTTCTGTGGAAGCTGAAGGAAAAAGATCTGCAGGCCCTCGACCGCTATGAGGGGTATCCTCATTTCTATCGCAAGGAAATACTTCCTGTGGAGTTGAAGGGAAAAACTGTTCCCGCTATGGTCTACATCATGAATGAAGGCCATCCCTTCGGTGCCCCATCGGACTATTACCTGAATACCATCTTGGAAGGCTACCGGTCGGCGGGCTTTGATACCGAAATTCTGGAGAGGGCTGTTGAAAAATCTATACACCTGGCACAGGAGCAGCAGGAACAGGGATCGGAACAGGGGAATCTGTTCGACCTGAAATGGTGGTGATGCCCCATGGCAGATCCCACAGCCATTACCCTGGCGGTCAAGGCCGCCATTGCTTCCGCTGCCGACAAACGGACATGGAAGGCACTTGGGGTGGTTGTCGCCGCCATTTTTACACCTGTTATCCTCATCATCGTGATGATCTTAAGTCTCCTCTCCGGCACCGCAGACCACAACAATACGGCGGTTCAGCTGTCCTTTCACGGAGGAGTAATCTCAGGTAACGTGCCGGAGGACTACCGCCGGAATATCGAGGATATGCGAAGCAGTTTCTCGGAACTGGACAATGCAATTGCTGAAATCACGCCGATGATCGAAGAAGGAAGTCTTGACTCCACACAAATCAAGGCCATCTTTTATTCTCTGTATTTCGGCGCCGATTCCCTGTTGGGCATAGACTACCGGGCGTTTGCCGACTGCTTTGTCCGTTATGAAACCCATACCCGCACTGTGGACAATGGCGATGGTACAACATCAGAGGAAGAATACACCGTGGCTGTACCGCTTAAATCACTGCCGGAAATCTATAGAAATCTTGAAACAACTCTCGGGAGGACGATCACCCATGAGGATCAGGCCAACGCCTCGGAGATATACTACCGCATTAACTATGGCGGGAGTGTTCCTACCTATGGAAAAGAATTTGATGCATGGGTAAACGGGTTGCCCCTGTCCGATGCACCCTTTATTGGTGCGGATGGCTTCTGTTCCCCCCTTGGTGAAAACTGGCGCAGCATGGTTACGTCGGAATTCGGCTATAGACTTGACCCCTTTACCGGGCAGCGTAAAGGACATTCAGGTCTGGACATAGGTGTAGCTAAAGAGACACCTATCCGTGCAGCACTTGATGGTACGGTGCGGTTTGTTCGTTACAAAACCACCGGATACGGCTATCATCTGGCCATTGATCACGGCGGCGGTTTCATCACCCTCTATGCTCACTGTTCAAAAATTCTGGTCACTGAAGGGCAGGTGGTCAAAGCAGGGGATATCATTGCCCAAGTCGGTTCCACGGGACGAAGCACCGGACCGCACCTGCACTTTGAGGTGCGGGCAAACGGTGAAATGAAAAATCCAAGAAGCTATCTGCCATAGAAGGAGGTATGATGTAATGAGCATTCAATATAATGACCCACAAAAAATAGGAGCAGCGTACCTGGAAGAATTAGAGAAATCGCTGCTTGACTTGAGGCGCCTGCACAGGAAATGCGAGGCTCATGGCGTGATGAAATCAGCGGAAGAATTGCTTTTACAGATAGAGGAACTAGAAGAAATTGTAGAGGCTGAGCACAATATTTATGATATGGCAATGGCAAACAGATAATCAATCATTCGGATAGGTTTTCAAACTAGTGTGAAACAGGAGTGCAAGAGCCTATCAGGTTTTACTGAGGGCATTTAATTAATTGAATAACACGGTAACGGAAGTCATCTCGAAAGGGATGGCTTTTTTGTTTCACAAAAAACGATAAGGAGGGAAAGAAAAATGCTAAAAACCAAAGCCGTCTTCGAAAGAAAGACCGATGACTTTCAGCCTAGGGACTGTGTAATTGAAAAAATAATTGAGCTTGCCTCTCAGGAGTATGATGCATTTTCTAAAAACATGCTGGATGATTACGATTTTATTAAAGACAACATTGATCTCATGTACTGTGACGGAGAGGGTGTGTATCATTGCCTCTTGGTTGTAGGTCAGGACAGGAGGGATGGAATTCTCGTAGAAAGTGAGGGTAGCAGCTATGCACGCTACTCTTCATTTCTTCCAAACGCTGCTGATTTTTTAGCAGCACAGCAGGAACAAAAGCCTGCTCCGGGCTTGAAGCTTAAGGATTTAATGAGCATTTCTCTGCAGGATATTCACCTGGTCCACATTGATGAGGAGATAGAGCTTGCAACGGTCTGTGAATTGAAATCAGATACGCTGACTTTGGAAGGCCGTGAGGAATGGGCTGATGTTTTGAACGCTGATGTAGTGAGAATTTTTAATGGGATCTATGGCGTGCAGGTGGAGTGCAGCGGCGTTAAAGCGCAGCGTCTCTCCGATTTTTCACTCATGCTTGCGGGGCACTGCCCAGCACAGGATTATGAAAAATGGGTTGCACAGGAACCGGAAGCTCCGGAAATTCAGATGAAACAACTATAAAAGGAGGAAAATATTATGAGCACAACTGAATTAAAAATCCCTTTCCCATCGGAGAAGCTGGATGCTCTCCGTTTTTTCATGGACAAAAAGGAACAGACCGTGGAACAAGAGTTGAAGGATTACCTCAACAAGACTTATGAGCGTGTAGTTCCAGCACAAGTCCGGGAGTATGTGGAAAGCCGCATGGAGACGGAAGCAACACAGGAACAAGCGGCGGAATCTCAGCAGACTCCTGTTCCGAGAGAGCGTCCGGCACGACAGACCCGCCGACAGCGTGAACAGGCTATGGCCGAAGTTCCTCCCGCTCCGCAGGCTCAAACCGATGCGGAGAGACCGGCTGAGGAAGAAACCCAGGGCATGACCATGAGCATGTAAACCCTAGAAAAGGAGGTATTGATTTCAATGATTAAGCTTGGTGTGGACAACGGAAATTACAACACCAAATCTTCGGAGGGGATGCTCTACGCCTCCGGTTATGCGGCAAGCGACAGGGAATTCATCACACCGGAGATGCAGCTCTTTTTCGAGGGTAAATATTACGCCATCGGTGAGCGACGCATGCGTTTTCAGCAGGATAAAACCAGGGAGCCGGATACCTTTCTGCTGACGCTTCCGGCTATAGCGGAAGCGATGAAGCGAGTAGGAGTCATCAATGCGGAAATTGCCCTTGGCGTTGGCCTGCCCATCGACAGCTACGGCACACAGAAGGAGGCGTTCCGGCGATATTTTCTGCGTGACAATATTTCGTTCCTGTTTGAAGGAGTTTCCTACCGCTGCCGCATCGTGGAATGCAAGGTGTTCGCCCAGGGTCATGCGGCACTGTGCCGGTATTATCAGAAGCTAAAGGATTACCGCAGCATCACGCTGGTGGATATCGGCGGGTACACGGTGGATATCCTTACACTTCACGACTTCCGGCTAGACAGGTCGAGCTGTGCCAGCCTGCGCATGGGCACCATCACCCTGTACAGCCGGATTCAGGATACGCTCCAGCGCAGTGACATCCTCCTGTCGGATGAGCTCATCACCGATGCCATCCGCGGGGAGATCCAGCACGCCGACAGCAAGTTGATCCAAACCATTGTGGAGCAGGCTGTGGCGGCCTACTGCAAGGAACTGTTCAATGCCCTGAGAGAGCGCGGACTGGATCTGCGGCTTCCCACGGTGTTCGGGGGCGGCGGTGCGGAGCTGCTGGAACCCAAGCTCAAAATGGGCGACCTCAATACTGTTGCTGTACTGAACCGGTTCGCCAATGCAGACGGTTACAAGCTCCTAATGGGGTGAGCCTATGTCCGAGCGAAAACGATACTATCTCTCCTTCGATATGGACAATCCAAGGCATCGGGAAGCAGAAGCACTGTTCGCACAGCAGGCCAGCAGGCAGCGCACCGAATATGTTGTCAACAGCATCCTGACGGCACATCAGACGGAAAGCCTGGAGCAGATCGTCCGGCAGGCGGTCAGGGATGAACTGCGAAGTATCAAACTGCCGCAGCAAACCACGCTGCCGGTGGAAACAGACACTGATGTTAAGCTGTCCGATCTTCCCGGCAGTCTTATACATGCGCTGGAGGAATTGTAACCATGTTGGCTCACTTTCCTGCCGTCCTTATACCGGATGGTTGAAAAGTACACCAACATGGCTCACTTTTCCGCAAACAACACCTGTGCATCAGGAGTATTCAGAAGAATCCGAGGAAACCCGGAGCATGACAATGAGTATTTAGGAGGCGAACATGGAGAAAAAGATAAAAGTGTTAATGGTGGAACCGATGAAGGAACCCTATCCTGCTGAAGTTGAAAACACTTTGGAAGGATTGCAGAAGGCGGTTGGAGGATATATTGAAACGGTATATCTGGATGATTATGTTGTTCTGGTTTGCAATGAAGAGGGAAAGCTGATCGGGCTTCCTGGCAACCGTTCTCTTGGAAACGACATCATTGCCGGTACATTTTTTGTGGTTGGCAGCAATGATGATGGGGATTTTGTGTCGCTGACTGAGGATAAAATCCGGCAGTACAGTGATCGATTTCAAAAGACGGAAACCTTTACCCAGGAACAGGTGGAGGATGCTTCCGTTATATTTTCATTAGATTTCAGCGAATGAAAGGAGTAAAGCTGCATGAAAAAAGCTACTGTACAAATCAGCTTTGAAGCTGAAAAGCTTCGTGCCATACACCAGTACATGAAGGACGGAACAGAACTGCAGGCTGAACTGGATACATTGCTGCAAACACTGTATGAGAAGCACGTTCCCGCTCCTGTCCGGGAGTACATCGAAGGTCGGGATAATAGCGTGATGGACGCCCCTAAACGCAGTACACGACCGGCAACTCCTGGAGGACAAAGCAGTCCAGCTGCGGACAGCGAGGGATAACAACCAACAAACGGGGGTGTTGCCGCCTGTGTGCCCCTGTGCCGCGTTTTGGTAGCAGGGGTGGCATCGTAACACCTGTGGGCAGGATAGTGCCTCGTGTTGAGGCTTTGTGGAAGGGGAAAAAACCATCCTCCGGACAAAGCCTCATAAAAGCCGCTTTGAGGGGTGAACCATGGGGTCGAAAACCATGCAGGTTAAAGGCAGGTGGTCGCTTTGCGACCTCCTGCCGCCTCACACCGCCCCGCAACGCGGGTCGGAGAGTTTGGACGGGTACACCTGAAATGGAGCTTGGTCACCCTTCAGGTGGTCAAAAGCTCCTAAATGTTGGCTTAAACATAGAAAATACAGGCTCTTCCGGGGTACACCCAAAAGGTGGTCCGGAAGATTTTAAAAAGGAGGACTCACTATGCAGGAAGAAACCAAAGACCGCATCCCGCTCTGGCTCTACCCCAGCACAATAGAGTGTATGGATGCGCTTTTAGAAAAGGATAACTGCAAAAGCAGGAGCGAATTTATTGAAAAGGCTGTCCGGTTTTACAGCGGCTACATTTCGGCGGAGGATGGCATGAAGTTTTTGCCGACCGCCATCACCTCGGCTATGACGGGTATCGTCAACACCTTGGAAAACCGCATGGCGCGTCTCATCTTCAAGCTGGCGGTGGAGATGTCCATGATGATGAATATACTTGCTTCTACTGCTGAGGTTGATGAAAACACCCTGCGCCGATTACGCGGCAAGTGTGTAGCTGACGTGAAGAAGTCCATCGGCTCTGTAACCTTCGAGGATGTTGTGAAATTTCAAAAGGGTGAATAAACATGCCGGGAATCATCTTCAAATGTCGATACTTAAAAAACTCAGCGGTTCATCTTGAGAATCTTGTGGAGTATGTGGCGATGCGCGACGGCGTGGAGAAAATATCTGCCGTCTCCCGCGACAGTCCCGCCTCGCAGAAACAGAAAATGCTCATCAAAGATATCCTCGCTCAGTTTCCTGATACCGCAGATGTGTTCGAGTACGAGGACTATCTCAAACACCCAACTGCTGAAAATGCTTCGGAATTCATCAGCTCAGCACTGGATCAGAATCCGGATCAACTGTCCCATCAGGAGATCTATGTCAATTACATCGCTACCCGTCCCCGTGCTGAGAAGCTGGGAACACATGGACTGTTTTCCGATGGGGAAAAGCCGCTGGTGCTGTCAAAGGTGATGGAGGAAGTTGCCCACCATACCGGAAATGTCTGGACTCCTATCATTTCTCTGCGGCGGGAGGATGCCGCCCGGCTTGGTTATGATAATGCCGCCGCATGGATGGCGCTGATCCGAAAACAGCGGAATATCTTTGCCGAGCAGATGAAGATTGCGCCGGGAAACTTTCGTTGGTATGCGGCCTTTCATAACGAAGGGCATCATCCTCACTGCCACATGCTGGTGTACTCAGTGAATCCCCGTGAAGGGTATGTCACTAAGCCCGCTATCGAAAAGATGCGGAGCAGTCTGGCTAGGGAGATCTTTCAACAGGATCTCATTCAGATTTATGCTGAGCAGACCGCACAGAGAAATACGCTTTATGAACAAAGCCGTGAAGCCCTGAAAGAAATCATCGGCAGAATGAGCAGCGGCGTGTGTGAGAGCGGTATCACTGAAAGTCTGCTCTCACATCTGGCAGAGCGTCTCAGGCATACTTCCGGCAAAAAACAATACGGCTATCTCAAATCGCCCTTGAAGGCCATCGTGAATCAGATCGTGGATGAGCTGGCAAAGGATGCGCGTGTGGCAGAGGCCTATGTAAAATGGTCAGAGCTTCGCAGCGAGGTGCTGCGCACATATACGGATAAGCTCCCCGATCCTGTTCCGTTATCGCAGCAGAAAGAATTTAAGCATATAAAGAATATGGTGATCGCAGAAGCAATGAACATTGGCGGTCACCATTTCACCTTTGAGGGGGATAATCCGGCAGACGAACTGCTTCAAGAAGCCGAAGAATCCATTTCCGTGATACTGGGGGATGAATACATGCCAGTCACGGATGAAGCACCGGAGGACAGTGAGGATATACCGTCCTCAGCTTCGGAGGGTTCACCCCGCCAGGATTCGGATGAGACTGATTCCGGAAAACCGTACATCGAGTGGAGCAATCTATATATGGAGGCCCGTGCCTTTCTCTATGGCAGTGATGAGGCGGAGCCTGACTTTGAGCGGGCCCTCCGCTTGTTTTTGGAGGAAGCCGAGGGCGGAAATGCTCTAGCCATGCATGACCTCGGCAGGATGTACACTGACGGGCTCGGTGTGGATATGAACGCAGAAACCGCATTTGCCTGGTACGAAAAAGCCCTCTCAGCATTCCTGGACATTGAAGCAAATAAAAAAAGCCGGTATGTGGAATACCGCATCGGCAAAATGCACGCGGCTGGGCTTGGCACGGAACAGGATTATGTGGAAGCGGCAGGATGGTTTGAAGTGGCAGCTTCCCGAAATCACAAATATGCTCAATATTCTCTTGCCAGTCTGTACTGCCGGGGGCAGGGCGTGGAACAGGACTATGAAATGGCGTTCCGGCTCTACGGTAAATCTGCCGCCCAGCGCGTTCCATTTGCTAATTACGAGCTGGCGAAAATGTACCGGGAAGGTATCGGCACAGAGAAGGACACCGAGGAAATGGAGCTCAATTTTGAGAAAGCCTTTTATGGCTTTAAGCGTCTGGAGGAACAAAGCCATGACGATAAGCTCCAATACCGTCTTGGGCAGATGCTCTATACCGGAACCGGAACGGAAAAGGACCTGGATGCGGCTATCGGATATTTTGAAAAAGCCGCTCGCCTCGGCAATGTCCATGCTCAGTATATGCTGGGCAGGGTTTATCTCGACGAGAACAGAGGACACAGAAATTCAGAGAAAGCTGTCCTGTGGCTGACCAAGGCTGCGGATAACGGCAGCAGCCCTGCTCAATTTGTCTTGGGCAAGCTCTATCGTGACGGCAGTCATGTGAAGAAGGATATTGCAAAAGCGGTGGAGCTGTCCACGAAAGCAGCAGAGCAGAACAATTCATTCGCTCAGTTTCAAATTGGGAAACTGTTCCTGATGGGACAAGATGTACCCAAGGATGTAGAAACAGCTGTCGAATGGCTGACCGCGTCTGCGGAGCGGGGCAATCAGTATGCACAATATGCTCTCGGCAAGCTATTCCTTATCGGCGAAGATGTTCCCTGTGACCGCGAAGCCGCAGTACGCTGGTTTACCTTGTCTGCTGAACAGGGTAATGTTTATGCGCGGTATTTTCTTGACCATATGGACTCTTTCAGTAATCCGTTTCTGTTCCTTGCGGCGACAAGGCTCCTGCATCACCTGAGCCGGATTTTCCGGGATGAACAGCAAAGACTTTCCGGTGGTACCGGCATGCAGACGGACAGCAAGCTTCGCCGAAAGATCCGTGAGAAAAAGATCGCCCAAGGTCATGCCAGGGATGATCATGAACTTAAGCAAACAACCTATTAATACAAAGGAGGGCGTCCATGCAGATGCAATATCCAAAACAGCTCAGGAAAAAAACCGATTCCCGAAAAATTCAAACCGACATCACTCAAACCATCTGTGCACCGGCAGGTGGCTTTTTTTCGCCGCTGCGGTAAGCGTAAACGCTGACAAAGGAGGTAGTGAAGTATGGCATATATTTACTTTACAGACGAACAAAAACAACGGGCCAATTCAGTGGATTTGGTGGACTTCCTTCAACGGCAGGGCGAACAGCTCGTTCGCTCAGGCCGTGAGTGGCGCTGGAAACGCTTCGACAGCGTGACCGTGCGCGGCAGTCAGTGGTACCGCCATTCGCGGAAAGAAGGCGGCCATGCCATCGACTTCGTCCAGCAGTTCTATGACATGAGCTTTCCCGAAGCGGTAACGCTGCTCCTCGGCGGCGAGTCCGGTGTGGAATGGAACCAGACCTCCAAGAGCGCGCCGCCTCCGCGCAAATCCTTTGCGTTGCCGGAAGCCAATCAGGATATGCGCCGAGTGTTTGCCTATCTGATCAAGCAGCGCTTCATAGACCGGGAGGTGCTGACGCACTTCGCCCATGAAAAGCTGATTTATGAGGACAAGGAATATCACAATGCAGTATTTGTGGGGTTGGATAAAAACGACGTTCCCCGTCATGCTCACAAGCGCGGAACCTACACCCAGGGAGAGCCATACAAGGGCAATGTAGAAGGCAGTGATCCGAAATACAGCTTCCACCGGATGGGGGAAAGCGATACACTGTACGTTTTTGAGGCACCTGTGGATATGCTGTCGTTCATCACCCTGAACAAAGATGGCTGGAAGCAGTACAGCTATGTCACGCTTGACGGCGTGTCGGAACACGCTATGCTCTGTCAGCTGGATATGTATCCACGGCTGAAAAACATCGTACTGTGCCTGGATCATGACGAGGCGGGCATCGAAGCCAGCGGCCGCCTGAAGGATATTCTACGGGATAAGGGCTATGCGAATATTTCTGTACTTCAGTCACAGCACAAGGACTGGAACGAGGATCTGAAAGCCAGGCATGGCGTCACTCCCATCCCGGCGCGGGAGCATCCGAAGCTGGAGCTTCTGCCCAAGGTGTGCGCAGAACTGCACGATTTGTGCAAAGCTCTTTCAGCGCATAAAGATATTGACTCCTTCCTAGCAGAGTGTGCCGAGACGGTGGAACCGCTTCTTGCCTCCGGCAAAACAGCGGCTATGAATATAGAAGCTGTTCGGGATTGTCTGCAGTGTATGGCAGCCGGCGCACTGACAGCCATGCAAAGGCAGCTGTGCCAGATGGAACAGCCGGTAACAATGGAACAGCTCATTCAAAAGCTGCAGAACAGCTACCGTCCCCATGAAGATCGGGGCTGGCTTCGTACCAAGGCGGAGCAGCTGCGCCAGGATGTCTCGGATATAAGACGTCAGTTTCAGACATCCGGTATCCGCACGCTGGAGGATAAAGAAAAGCTCCTGTCCTCCTATCAGCGTCTCGCAATGGACAGCATCAAAACCATAATGTTTGTTGAGCAGGAGCTGCCGTCAATGCTTCCGGCGCAGGAGCAGGCAGTAAATTTTTCGATGACCATGTAAAGGAGGGATCAAGTTGCAGACATCCCAAATCATAATTCTATTAACTGCCGGACTGTCTATGTTCGGGGTTATCGGCTTGTTATCGCTCATAGCGCATTACTACACTTTAAACGGCATCAAGTCCAAAACTGTCGGCGACGGTCAGCACGGTACGGCGCGCTGGGCAACGAAACAGGAGATTAAAAAGACTTATACTGAAGTTCCCTACGAGCCGGAGAAATGGAGAAAGGGAGAAAGCCTTCCGAAAGCGCAGGGTCTGATAGTCGGATGGAGGAAAGCATCGCTGTTTGACGTCACAGCCTCGCACGGATATGCGCTTGTGGACGATGACGATATCCACTGCCTGATGATCGGTGCCGCAGGTGTCGGCAAGACCGCAAACTTTCTATATCCGAATCTGGAATACGCCTGCGCCTGCGGAATGAGCTTTGTGACTACCGACACTAAGGGAGACCTCTACCGCAATTATGCCGGGATCGCAAAAGAAAAATACGGATACGATGTTGCTGTCATTGACCTGAGAAACCCCACCCGCTCGGACGGAAACAATCTTCTCCATCTGGTCAACCGGTATATGGACGCATATCTCAATAATCCTCAGAATCTTGCGTTTAAAGCCAGAGCGGAGAAGTATGCCAAGATTACCGCAAAGACTATCATCAACTCCGGAGGTTTCGATACAGCAATGGCTGGACAAAATGCCTTCTTCTATGACGCAGCGGAAGGACTGCTGACATCCGTGATTCTGCTTATAGCGGAATACTGTGAACCGAAGCAGAGGCACATCGTATCCGTATTCAAGCTCATTCAGGATTTGCTTGCGCCCAGCGGCGTCAAAGGCAGGACTTTGTTTCAGCTGCTCCTTGCTCATCTGCCGAATGAGCACAAGACCAAGTGGTTCGCCGGGGCGGCACTCAATTCGGCGGAGCAGGCCATGCAGAGTGTCCTCTCCACTGCCCTATCCAGATTGAACGCTTTTCTGGATTCTGAGCTGGAACAAATCCTATGCTTTGACACGGCAATCGATGCGGAGAAGTTCTGTACAAACAAAAGTGCAATATTCCTGGTAATGCCGGAGGAAGACAACACAAAGTATTTCATCATCAGCCTGATCGTCCAGCAGCTTTACCGTGAAATCCTGTCAGTGGCTGACGAGCATGGAGGAAAACTCCCCAATCGTGTGATGATGTTCCTCGACGAGATCGGAACCATCCCCAAAATCGAGTCGGCGGAGATGATGTTCTCTGCTTCCCGATCCCGCCGTGTGTCCATTGCAGCCATCATCCAGAGCTTTGCACAGCTGGAGAAAAACTATGGCCGCGAAGGCTCTGCCATCATCATAGACAACTGCCAGGATACCGTGTTCGGCGGCTTTGCTCCCAATAGCGAATCAGCGCAGATTTTATCAAAAGCCATGGGAAGCAAGACTGTCATGAGCGGCTCTGTCAGCCGGGGTAAAAACGATCCTTCGCAGAGTCTGCAGATGATTGAGCGCCCGCTGATGACGCCGGACGAGCTGAAGTCCATGCCCAAGGGGCATTTTATTGTCACCAAGACGGGCGCTTACCCGATGCGTACCAAACTAAAGCTATTTACGAAATGGGGCATAACCTTCGGCAAGCCTTATGAGATTGCCGAGAAATCGGCTCGAAAGGTGGAGTATGCCGACAGGCGCAGAGTAGAGGAAGAAATCATCAGCAGGCACTCTGCCTGCGTGGATGTGACGGATGAAGCTGAAGCTGGTGCAGCCGCATCGGGCGGATTGCTTCACTTACCGATACATGAGCCGGAAGCGCCTGCCAGGACAAAAGCACCTGTTCGGATTGAATAGGGGGTGAGGCTGTGGGTTACTTTTCTTCTCTTTATTCCTCGGAGCTTCCGCATCGTGCCAGGGCTGTCTATATGTATCTTCATGACCGAGCAGATAAGGACGGCAAATGCTACCCGGCGATTGGTACCATCGCCAGGGAGTTAAAGTTGTCCCGAAGCACCGTCAAACGCGCCATAGCTGACCTTGAAAAAAGCGGACGTCTGCGCAAGGAGCAAAGATGGCGTGAGAACGGCGGCAAAAGCAGCAATCTGTATTATTTAGTGCAGACGGATTCAGGCTGATAGGCTAAAAATGACCTTCCCCGCCGAGGGGAAGGTCTGTCTGCTTGTTGGACTATGGAAGGGTTCATGATGAACCGTGAAGGCGAACTTCTCACTCTAAGAACGTTTATCAACAGAAAAAGAACAACAATCTATTTATTAAGTATGATGATTATTAGTGTCACCATAGGTCTTTCCTACCGATGGACTATGGAAGGGTTCGCCTTTAACCGTGAAGGGAACCTCTTATTCTAAGAATATTCAATCATCATAAAAGAAACAAGAATGTTTCTTAAGACTTCAGGTTATAAATTGCAGGAGGAAAATACACATTGAACCTTGACGCTATGAATTACTATACGGCTTCTGTTTCAAAAGGTCTATATCTTTAATGTTCATGGTATAGGCAAGGATTCTCAGGCTCAGGATGAACTCATTGCTAATAAGACAACTTACTGCTTAATTGTGGTGCAAAACTTTATGAGACACCATACTCAAAGATTGTTGTTTGCAGCCTTTAAGAGTATCACCTGCTTTTACCCACTTTAGAGTTAAACAACTACCAATAAAGGTACTGAAAAGAGCCGCAAAGCACAAATCTAGTACTCGGCGACTCTTTTTATTCTTTAAATTTATGGAAAAAAAAGTAATTTATTTTGGCAAACTAAACCATGAAATGAAACAATGTCGAAATTTTGTTGCATTTTTTATTTAGTATCATTTTATATTATCACTACTGGAATGTCAACATTATCAGTTATTATGTCGGCTATTATGTTATTATGAATAATTCAATAAATCCACACGAAAAACAACTTTTTATAGTTGAACAATAGAATACAGCTCATCTTTTTGATCTTGATTGATACCAATATAGCGTAGTGTGACACTGGCTGAGCTATGATTAAAGGTATCCATAATAAGCCCTATGTTGTATTTAGATATTTTGTAAGTCCAATAACCCCATGTTTTCCTTAAACTGTGAGTGCCAAAGTTTTCAATGCCTATTACAGTTGCAGCTTCCTTCAGCACCCTGTAAATCTGGATTCTTCCTAAATAACCGCCTTTTTGACTTTGAAAAAGGTAGTCCTCTAAAGTAAGATTCTGAGTTTTAACATAATTATGAAGACACTTGCGCAAGGTTTCATTTAATTTAATTTTCTTTTCTTTTGATGTTTTCTTTTCATTTATGATGAGATACTCTTTAAATTGCAACTTTTCATTAAAAATATCATTCACCTTAATAGATATGATATCGCTGATTCTCAAGCCTGTATTAATACCAAATTTAAAAATCAACGCATATTTAGGATCACTTCCATTCAAGTATTGATAAAGCTGTTTGATCTTGACTTTTTCTCTTATCGGTTCAACAGTCATAATTATCATTGTCCTCCTAATGTATCTTTTTCATATTATATTATACAAAAAAGATAAATTAGTATACAAATAAAAATTGTGCAGATTTCAAAATTATTTAGCCTAAACCGTTTATATAAAAGGGTTTCTTTAATACATAAAATGCAACAAAATTTCGAAAATGTTGTATTATCAATTCGGTTAAGGGGTAAGATTCTTTATAATGAACATTCGGGGACTAAAAAAACAAAGGTTAAAAAGAGACATTGAAGAAACAAGGGAAAAACTAAATGTGCTGGTGGATCAAAATGCACTAGATATAACCGAGGAGGTTTTGGATACAAGCCAGAGATTGGATATACTTATAGTGAATTATTATTGCATCCTGGCAAAAGAGGATAAATAACAAATTGATAAAGGCAAACCCGTCGAAAGATGGAGACGCAAAGCCGCAAGTCTAAAGCAAGAAATTGCCATGATAGTTGGGCTGCCAATAGATAGGAATATGGATTAAGGGATTAAAGTTCATATAGAAGGATTACTTGTAGCTTAAACCATATAACATCTTAAAGTAGGCAGCTTGTATACTGCTTACTTTTTTTATTTCGATCTTACACTTTGGAAAGAAACATTTTATCCTGGTGAGGAATTCAAATGATCATATTCCTATGTGCTGGGACTTTTTAAAAACGAACTATTGGGAATTGAAATAAACATAGAAAGGAGTTAGTAAAGTGTCAGAATATTTTACAAAGAATGATATCTACGATAAAAATGGGACATTGCTACTAAGTAAAGGTCAAAAAATGACGGATGCGATTATTGCAAAGCTGAAAAGTCTTGGAAGCTATAAACCAGAAGAACTGATCAATTCTGATGACAAGCAAAGAGTTGTTCTTACTCCGATTTCCAAGGCATTTGGAGCAAGAATGAATATCCGTAACGATCGCATTCTAGAGCAACCTAATAAGGTATTAAGCACTATAATATTTGAGTCTAAAACTAAGCCTTGGTGGATCTATGTCAACGCATTGGCTAATTACGTGGACTGGCTATATACACATTCGATTGATGTTGCCATGATTTCGTTGATGATGGCTGTGGAACTGGGATACAGAGATGATGAACTTTTGAATATAGGATTGGGTGCTTTTCTGCATGATGTAGGCAAACTGTTGGTTCCAAAACCTATCATACAAAAACCTGGACCTTTAACCGAGATAGAAATGGTTTATATGCGGCAGCATTGCGAGTTGGGCATGAGTTCTCTCGAACCGTTTAATCTTCCAAAGGAATGTACGGATATCATTTTGCAACATCATGAGCGACTCGACGGAAGTGGATATCCAAAAGCACTAAAGGGAGATGAAATATGCCGCAATGCCAGAATTGTAATGATTGCCGATGCTGTTGATGCAATCACATCCGGTCGGCCTTATAAGCAGCCACAGGAAATGGAAGTTGCAGTAAAGATACTAAGAAATGACGAAGAAAAATATCATCAAGAGTTAATTACTTTGTTGGAAAAAATACTGTAATAATGCTGACGGTGTTATTCGCTCGCCATGTCCAGTATAAAACAAACTCTATGATTGGATTTTGTATAGCGGAACTGATATAAATAACAAATATTTAAAGTCGCATAAGCATGGCAGTATCTGGGGTCTCTTTACATACTGCAGCCTGCTCAGTGCTTCGAGAATTTTATTATAAGAAGCTATATTGAAAATAGCTCTGTTAGCTATATAGACAAGGAGTAGCCTATGAAGCGACAAAAGATAAGACGCTTAATGACGTATATAAAAATAGAGTAAGCAGAAAGCAGATAGTCCTAACTCAACGAAAGTTGAAATGAGACTATCTGCTTTTTTATATTCGACAAGATTTTAAATAATATGACAAATAGGATTTTAAACACAAATAGATAGGCGGTGACATTTAGTGTTGTCGGCAAGTTCAGATGATGAAATATGTTTTTTAGCATCAGTCTTAGAACTGAATAAAAATCATGTAAATTGCGGCATCGGCAGTATTCAGTGTCATCTGTACCAAGAGGGGAATACTGCTGTATCGGTGGTTGGAGATGACAGGATATGGATTCTACCATATGTCCTATTAGGATGTTCCGCAGCCAATCAGCACGTATTCCTCCTAACGTACATACCATCCAAAGAAAGGCGAGAAGAAATAAACATCATCAACAATTAAAAAGCAGATGCGGCACCAAAGATGATGACGGGCCTGTTAGCGGCGGATTTCTTAATAGAGCTATTTTACCAGCCGGGTTTACTAAAATTAGTAAGCTCGGCTTTTTTGCATTCTTATGTTACTCAATAGGGTGCCGATCTCCTCCGCTTGTTCTTCATTTTTCAGATTCCAAAAAAAATCTTGAAATGGAGGACAAGCTCATGGAACAACATAATAAATACACGCTTGTAGTTAACAAAAATCGGGTTACGGTGACTAAGGAAGTCTATAAGGCTTATTACCGCTGCCGGGACAGGGAGAAGTACCTGGACAAGCTCGCGGAGGAAAACAACATCTCGCTTGAAGGCTGCGCTGAGAAAGGCATCTCCGTTGAATACATAATCTCTTCGGCAGAGGACTCCATGGAGGATACGATCATATTAAAACACATGATCGCGAGGATGCTCCATTGCGTCAAAATGCTCAACGAGCCGGAAAGAACGCTCATTACTGAACTGTATCTGCGGGGCAAAAGCGAGCGCCAATTGTCCAAGGAAATCGGCGTTCCTCCCATGACCATACATGATCGCAAGAGTAGGATACTTAAGAAGCTAAAAAAAATGATGGAAAAGTAAAAATATTTCCGTGCAACCCCTCACTTTTTTCCCTAAAGAAGTGAGGGGATTTTTTTATTCCCTTGTTGCTCTTTGAGAACATCATATCCGGCAGCATAAATACATGAGCTGTCCAGCCGTGTGAAAAGCGGCAGCGACGTTGGCGGGCGCGCCAAGACTGCCTGCGGATGATTTTCATCCGTCGAACCGATGGCATCGAAGGTGACGAGCGGGAACGCCCGGTCATTAAACAGTCCGTGGTGGACTGTTTCGCAACGAAATGGACAGTGATAATGCTACTTCCGCCTAGCCACAGACTCAAGCAATGGGGGCGGCTCGCAGAGATCCTGGGAGAGGTTAAATTCCTATGGCGTTTGCTGACCACAAACCGTTTATGCTGCCGCCCTGAGAGCCGTAAGGCTTATTCGCTTCGGGAAGTTGTGTCGAATAGAAGCGGCAATTCGTAATGAAGAACAAGCAGATCATTTTTGATCTCAGAAACTATGCGGCAGGATGGACTTTTACCGTCCTGCCGTATCCTTCTGAGATTAAATTCAAAATATCAAGGAGGAAACGATATGGAAAAGGTTGCGTTGGCTGAATTACTAAAGAAGGAGCTAATAATCGGATATGTGTATGGGCTTGACGGAGAATATCAGGAATTCTATTTTGAGAAATCCCCGTCCAGCATTGCAAGCTTTATCATGCTGAAAAAAAAGCATGCTGACAAGATGGTTTTGACAGATACGCTGGATAGGCTGGTTCTGGACACCTTCGGCGAATTTATCAACCGCTGTCCGGATCAGAGGCTTCTGCAGGAAATTTCGAGAGAGCTGGTACCCATGCAGCTGGGCGAAAAGGAGCCTGTAAATATACCGATTGTGAGCGTTGATGAGGCTCTTGAGTTTTTAAGCCATGGAAGTCAGAAGCGAGCATGGATTTACTGCCGGATCGACGCGCCGGAGGATATCCACGGAGCCCTGAAAGGCCAGAAAAAGGAGCTTATGGATTACTCCTTACAGATGGGATTTGTTGTTGTCGGCGAAGCAGAGGATATAGGAAGCGGGCTCGATTTTGAACGCGCCGGTCTTTCTGAGGTTATGAAGGCCGCCGGAGATGGTGAAATGGATGTATTGCTTGTAAAGAAGCTTGACCGCATGGGGCGGGATACAGCAAAATTGCAAGAGCTTCTCCGAGGCCTGGAACAGCTGGGCGTCGAGCTTTATTCACCGCTGGAGGGCCGAATCCGGCTGGATTATCAAAGCTCTCCCCTTTCTCTGAAGTGAAGGGATGGTGAGCAATATGTCAAAAAATCAGGCAGCCAATGAAGTGAAGTATAAGGCAGCGTTAAAGCTGCTGGATATCTTGCTCCGAAACGGCCTTATCTCTCCTGCCGAGTACAAAAAAATCGATGAATTGAACCGTCAAACTTTCACACCGGAGCTTTCCAAGGTATATGCGTAAAAACACCTGGATATCTCAAAGCTTGTGTGGTATTGTGTGTTGCTGATAGGAGGCCAAAAACGAGAGAAAGGAGACAAAACTATGGCAAAAAAGATAACAAAAATTGATCCTGTCAAGCAGCAGGTCGTCCGGCAATTACAGCCAAAAAAGCGGGTTTGCGCCTATTGTCGGGTAAGCACCGACTCCCGTGAGCAACAGAATTCCTTCACCGCACAGCTTGAGTATTATACCGCCTTGATTGAAAATCAAGAGGACTGGCAGTTCGCCGGAATCTACGCTGATGAAGCAAGAAGCGGGACAAAACTTCAAAAAAGAGATGATTTTTTACGGATGCTGAAGGACTGCGAGGACGGCAAAATTGATATGATCATCACGAAATCCTTGACCCGCTTCGCCAGAAACACAGTAGACAGCATCGAGGCAATTCGCCGCTTAAAGGCACTTGGCGTAGCCGTATATTTTGAAAAGGAACATATCGACAGCCTATCAGAGAAAAGCGAGCTGATGCTGACTATTTTAAGCTCTCTTGCGCAGGGCGAATCCGAAAGCATCTCCACCAACAGCAAATGGTCGATAATAAAACGCTTTCAGGACGGTAGCTTCATCCTCGGTACTCCCGCTTACGGCTATACCAAGGATGAAAACGGCGAGCTTATAATTCAGGAGGAAGAAGCCGCAGTGGTCCGACGCATTTTCTGTGAATACTTAAACGGCAAGGGCACTTATGCAATTGCCAAGGATTTATCGGAGCAAGGACTCCCTACCATACGCTCGGCTGAAAAATGGAACGACGGTGTGATAAAGGAAATACTGCTTAATCCCATTTACACTGGAAATCTGCTTCATCAGAAAACCATGACCACAGAGGTACTGCCCTTTAAACGACAGAGAAACAGGGGCCAGCTTCCTCAGTACCTGGTAGAGGACAACCATGAACCTATTATCTCACATAAGCAGGCGGAGGCGGTAAAGGAAATCTTTGAATACCGCAGAATGCAGATGGGAATGGACGATTTGGAGAAATACCAAAGCCGATATGCCTTCAGCAGTAAAATCCTCTGCGGCGAATGCGGAGGTACGTTCCGAAGACAGAAAATCTACATCGGCAAGCCCTATGAGAAGGTCCAATGGTGCTGTCGCCAGCACATTTTGGACAACACCAGATGCAGTCAGAAGGCAATCCGGGAGGATGACATTCAATGGGCTTTCACCGTAATGTGGAACAAGCTCGTAAGTAATTATGCCGAAATTCTCACCCCCCTGCTGGATACCCTTAAAAAGCTCCGTATGGATGAACAGCAGGAGCAGGAAATCGGGGAATGCAGCAACAAAATCATGGAGCTTACAGAACAGGGTCATATACTCAGCAGACTGGTATCAAAGGGATATATTGACCCTGCAGTATTTATTGAGCGGCAAAATGCCCTGACCATAGAGCTTGCCGCTGTGAAAAAGAAAAGGAGCCAGCTTCTGGACAATAACGGCTTTGATCAAGAGATCGCCGGATCAGAACAGCTGCTGGAGTTAATCGGAAACAATCCTCACGTTATTGAAGAATACCGTGAGGATTTATTTTTACAGGCGATAGTTAAGGTTATCGTACAGAAAAACGGACAAATCACCTTCCGGCTCATCAACCGGCTGGAGCTGTCCGAACCCTGCAGGAAGGAGGCAATAGAGGATGATGCAAAGGCACATGCCCATCGGGTATAAGCTGGCAGACGGCAAAATATATCTGGATGAACCAAAGGCGGCTGTTGTAAAAAAGATATTTGCAGACTATCTGTCCGGTACTTCCACCTCTGCCCTTGCAAAACAGCTGACTGAAATGGGCTTTTCTAACGCCAACAGCAAAGCTTCCTGGAACCACGGCTCTATCGGCAAGATATTGGAGAATGTCAAATACCTTGGGGATGAATTCTATCCGCAGATGATTAACACCGAGCTTTTTGAGCAGGTGCAGAAACGCCGCAAGGAACGCTGTGATCAGCTGGGGCGAAGCATCCAGCCAAACAGTGCAAACCGCCAGTATCCATTCACCGGAAAGCTCCTGTGCGGAGAATGCGGAGAGGTTTACCGCAAATACATTGAGCACTGCGGCAAAGTATCGGAGAAATCTTTCTGGAAATGCAAGAAGTACATTTACAAGAACCGCGTTTGCTGCCGGTGCGGTTTCCTCACGGATGAACAGATTGAAAAAGCCTTCATCGAGACAGTCAATAGGATTCTGGCACGGATACAAATTCTCGACCGGAAGCCAAAGAAAGAGCCAATTCCCAATAACCCCGAATTTAATAGATTGGATCAGCGCATTAAGGAGCTGGAAGCAGAAGGGCGGTATTCGTCCAATGAACTTCCGGCTCTTATTTTTAAGCGAGCACAAGCTTTTTATAAAACGGCAAAAATCGATGACGCTGAATATAACACCGAAAAGATGAAGCAGGCGTTTTCAGACAGACAGCTTCTAACGAAATTTGATGAGAAACTGTTTCTTACAGTGATAAAGCAAATCACGGTATACGCTGACCATCGGCTGGTGTTTGAATTTATAAACGGATTAACCATAGAAGCCGGATACTAAACCAAGGAAGGAGAAACCATGATGCAGACAGCGACAGCCAAAAAGAAAAGCATATCCCTTATACCCTCCAAACCAGAGTATGACAGGAGTATAAAGCCTCAGTTTAAAGCCCTGCGGGTAGCGGCATACTGCCGCGTCAGCACCACACTGGAGCAACAGGAAACCAGCTATGAAGCCCAGGTATCCTACTATACCGAAAAGATCAAGAGTAATCCCAATTGGAAGCTTGCCGGAATTTACGCCGATGACGGGAAGAGCGCTACAAACACCAAAAAGCGTGACGACTTCAACGCTATGATCGAGGACTGCATGGCCGGGAAAATCGACATGGTCATCACCAAATCGGTCAGCCGTTTCGCCAGAAACACGGTGGACAGCCTGCAGAATATCCGCAAACTCAAGGAAAAGAATATCGCTGTTTTCTTCGAGAAAGAGGGAGTGAATACACTGGAGGGAACCGGCGAGCTTTTAATAACCATCCTGAGCAGCCAGGCACAGGAGGAAAGCCGGAACCTGAGTGAGAACACCCGGTGGGGTCTTGTCAGACGGTTTGAAAATGGCATCGTCTCGGTCAACCACAATAAGTTTTTAGGCTACACCAAGGATAAAAATGGCGAGTTGGTCATCGTACCGGAGGAAGCGGAGCTGGTAAGGAGGATTTTCCGGCTTTACCTTGAAGGGAGCAGTATCATACAGATTACCAAGATACTAGAAGCCGAAGGTATTACCACGGTAACAGGAAAAAGTCAGTGGTGTCCCGGCGTAATCGACAAGATGCTGAGCAACGAAAAATACATGGGCGACGTCCTCCAGCAGAAAACCTATACCATTGATTTTCTCACAAAAAAGAGGGTAAAGAACAAAGGCATCGTCCCCCAGTATTACATAGAGGATGACCATGAAGCCATAATCCCCAAGGAGCTTTACTACCAGGTGCAGGAGGAAAAAGCGAGACGGGCAAGCCTTAGCAAAACTGCGGCAGCCCGAAGGGCAAAGCAAGAGAAGGAGAAAAGCAAGTACAGCTCCAAATTCGCCTTAAGTGACATCATGGTATGCAAGGAATGCGGCCAGCCTTACCGCAGGCAGGTATGGTCTAAATATGGTCAGAAAAGCGCTGTGTGGCGATGTGAGAACCGCTTGAAGAACGGAACCAAGAACTGCAAGCACTCCCCCACGTTCAAAGAGGATATCCTGCATGAAGCGATAATGACCGCAATAAACAGCGTCGTGGAAAACCGAGGTGAGTTTGTCGGAGCCTTCCGTGAGAACGTCATCCGAGTCATCGGCAGCTACTCCACCAAGAATGTACCCACCGAATATGACGGGCAGATTGAAAAGCTGCAGGGCGAGATGCTGGCCCTGATAGAGGAAAACGCCAAGCAGGGCTCCATCAAGGATGATTTTGATGAGAGATACAGGAGAATCGCAGAACAGATCAACGACTTGAAGCAGAAAAAGCTGGAGCTGGCGCGGGAGCAGAAAATGGCGGAGAATTTTCAGCAGAGGCTTGACGATATGGATGCATGCCTGAAGAAAACCACCTGCGAGGTCAGGGAGTTTGACAACGACCTGGTCAGGAGGCTCCTGCAGAGTATCAAAGCAGTCAAGGACGATCTGATAGAGATCCAATTCAAATCCGGAATCGTGATGAACCAGCGGGTTTCATACTTTGATTATTAAAGGCAGGAACAGCGGTGTTCCGACTGTTCCTGCCGAAAAAGCTGTCTTGGCGAAAACTCTCAGAATACTGAGGGCTTTCGCGTTGGCAGGTCTTATGCCGATTGAAGATTTTATAATTTGAGAGCTTAAAAATGGAGGATAAACAAAAAGGACATTACCTGCATAATACCTTGAATACCTCGAATAATGTATAAGACTATATGAGGATTCGTTGACAATTTAAACTGTAAGTTTTATAATTTCTAATATAATATTTCAAATGTAAAGGTGAAAGTGGATGACTATATCAGAACAAATAAAGGTTTTGTGTGTTCGTTCCAATATAAGTGTATCTGAATTAGCACGGAGAGTAGGTACTACTCCACAGAATTTTAATGCCAAAATGAAGCGTGGAAGCTTTACAATTGCAGAATTAGAAATGATAGCAAGTGTTGTAAAAAGCAAGTTTGAACGTAATTTTATTCTTGAAAATGGCGATAGAATTTAGGAGGATGTATTTGATGAATGCGGTTAAATACAACGTCGCTCCTTCTAATCATGATCTAGAACTACTCGATAAGCATTAATATTGCATGCACAAGGGGATTGGTATGAAGAGAGATAGTCTAAATTTTATAGATTTATTTGCGGGAGCGGGGGGGCTATCCGAAGGTTTTATGCAGAAAGGATTTAATCCAATTGCTCACGTTGAAATGAACCAATATGCAGTAATGACCTTGGAAACTAGAAGTATATATTATTACCTGAGAAAAGCCAGAAGATTAAATGTTTATCATGATTATTTACGAGGTAATATTTCACGAGCTCAACTACTGGAAGCAGTTCCTCCAGAGGTATTGCAAACAGTAATTTGTGAGGAGATGTCTACAAAAACGATTGTTAATATTTTCGGGCAGATTGATTTAATTATGGAGCAGGATGGCGTAAATCACGTGGATGTAATCGTCGGAGGACCACCATGCCAGGCATATTCTCTTGTAGGCAGAGCACAGAGTAATCATATGGAAACTCCAATGGAACAAGATCCAAGAAATGAATTATACAAAATGTACACGAGGTTTTTGACAAAATACCAACCCAGGATGTTTGTGTTTGAAAATGTAGCCGGAATTAAAAGCGCAAGAAACGGTGCTGCATTCAGAAACTTGCAAAGTCATCTTAAACGAGTTGGTTATGTAATTGAATATAAGGAACTGAACGCAAGTGACTTTGGGGTTCTACAAAATAGAAAGCGAATGATTATTATTGGATGGAGAAAAGGAACAGATTATAGATATCCGGATTTTCCTATCGTAAATCCACATGCCGTGGTAAATGACCTTTTAGTGGATTTGCCAGCATTGGAGAAAGGACAAACATTAAATGAGTATCGACCTAATGTCCCTATAAATCAGTACCTGAGACGGTTTAAGATTAGAACTGAACAAGATGTGCTATCGCATCATGTTTGCAGGCCGAATAAGGACAGGGATATAGAAATATATAGACGGGCAATTGAACTTTGGAATGATAATCATGGCCGACTAAATTATAATCATCTACCAGAAGAATTGAAAACGCATAAGAATAGAACATCATTCGTTGACAGGTTTAAAGTTGTTGAGGGTGACATGCCTTATTGCCATACTGTTTTGGCTCATTTATCTAAGGATGGGCATTACTTTATCCATCCGGATATAGAACAATGCAGGTCAATTTCTGTAAGGGAGGCGGCAAGATTGCAATCATTTCCTGACAATTATTATTTCGAAGGACCACGGACAGCACAATTTGCGCAGATAGGGAATGCAGTTCCTCCACTTATGGCAAAAGGAATTGCAACAAAGATAAAAGAACTTTTGGTAGATTAAAAATGGAGGCAGTATGGATAACTTGCTGATAAGAGAATATGGTAAGCTCAAACGTCAAGAATTGCATGCTAACCCATACAGCTGTCTTGATTCTGAAAAAATCGACATTAACCCGCATCAGATAGAAGCGTTCGTTTTTGCCCTTTCTGCTATTCGTACAGGTGGTGCAATACTAGCGGATGAGGTTGGCCTTGGCAAGACAATCGAAGCTGGACTTGTGTTGAAGTATTTGCTGAAAAAAGGTCACAAAAAAATATTGCTCATGATGCCGGCAAGTATTAGAAAACAATGGCAAATAGAACTTGAAGAGAAGTTTTCCATAGATACTGTTATCATAGATAGCCAAAATCTCGATTCCTATTATGATTTTACAAGAAAAGAACAGTGTGTGGTAATCACTTCTTACAATTTTGCTGCAATACGAAGAGAGATTCTTTCTAAGATATCATGGGACTTTATGGTTTTTGATGAAGCACACCGTTTGCGTAATGTTTATAAGAATAGCAGTAAAACCGCAAATAAGATATATGAACTTTCAAAAGGTATTCCCAAACTCATGCTGACAGCTACACCAATGCAAAATACGTTGCTGGATATGTATGGTTTAGTGCAGTTTATAGATGATAGAATCTTTTTGGATAAGCGTGTGTTTAGCCAAAAATATATTAAAAATCAAGATTACACAGAACTTAAGGTAATGCTTGAGCCTGTTTTGCAAAGAACACTTCGCAGCGAGGTTGCGGATTATCTTCAGTTTAAATCAAGAATAGGCATGACCGTGGATTTCACGCTTACTCCTATGGAAGGTGTATTGTACAAGCTTGTTAATGATTATCTGAAAAAGAGAATCTTGTATGCTATACCCTCTTCAAATCGCAGCTTAATAACGATTGTCGTTCGTAAATTATTAGCGTCCTCCAGTTCTGCTGTTGCGAATACGTTTGAGGTGTTGAAAAAGCGACTGCAAACGTTGAAAGAAACTACAAGAACGGAATCTGTAGACAAGAGCCTTAATTATTTTTTTGATTTTTTGGATGATGATTTTGAGGTAGAGGAAGTAGAAGAGACGGTAGAACTTTATGATAGAGATATGGTTAATGAATTTATTCAGCACGAAATTGATGAGATTGATAAAATCATAACCGTTGCTAATAAAATAAAAACCAATGCAAAGCTGGATGCCTTGAAAAAGGCATTGCAGATTGCGTTTGACAGACAAAAAGAAATCGGTATTACTGAAAAGATTGTTGTGTTTACGGAATCCGTCAGAACGCAAAGTTATCTGTTTGAAGAACTGTCTTCATTAGGGTATGAAGAATCTATTCTCATGTTTAACGGCAATATGTCGGATGACAAGACGAAAGAAATATATCGTGCTTGGAAAACGAAAAATTACGGTAGAGATTTAGGCAGTCGAAGCGTAGAAATTAAAAATGCCGTTGTGGAAGCATTTAAGAACGATTATAAAATTTTGCTGGTTACCGATTCTGGTTCAGAAGGCTTAAACTTACAGTTCTGCAATACTGTAATCAATTATGACTTACCATGGAATCCGCAGAGAATTGAGCAGCGAATCGGTAGATGCCACCGTTATGGACAAAAAAATGATGTTGTTGTAATCAATTTGCTCAACACAGAAAACTTGGCGGATAGAAGAGTTTATGAAATTTTGTCCCAGAAGTTTGAACTGTTTCAGGGTGTATTCGGTGCATCGGATAAGGCAATCGGTCTTTTGGAAAGTGGGGGAAATTTTGAAAAACGTGTGCTACAGATTTACCAGCAATGCAAAAGTCCGGCTGAATTCAATAAGGAATTTCAAAGTCTGGAAAAAGAGCTGGATAAAAAACGCAATGTGAAATTCAGAGAACTGAAAAATTTGACTTCAAAGACATCGGAAGTAGCGCACAAACAAGAGTTGCAGGAAATTCTTGCAGAAGTCAACCGCTATTTTGAAGATAAAGCACTTTGGACAAGGATTTCGAAAAAAAACTCAGTTGCACACTTTCCTATTGCTTATAAAACGAATAAGATACACATAAATGGCAAGGAACAGCATGGATACATCATCATTGGTGGTTTCTATAACGGTCAAGAGCTATTATCGCCGGTTTTGGAAGTGTTTGACATAAATAACAACCGCATTGTATTAGCGGAGGGTGATATCGTTCAGATGCTATCAGTCTTAAATAACATGGACTTAACAGAATGTGACCTCAAACAAAGCTTAGTGGAAGGCTGCGGTACTGTATTATATGATGTAAAATTACAGCAATATCAGAATAGTTACCGAAAGCTTGTTTCTAGGAACAATATCAAAATAGACAATTGGGTCGCACTTCGCTGCGACGAATATAATTTGCTGATAAACGAATTCAAAATCAAACTGGATGAATTGAATTCGGTATACATAGAAGAAAAGAATTTCAGGGCTAAAATTGAAATTAAAAAACAAATGGAACAAATTAAGCAAAAGCAGGATGAAATGAGCTTTAAGTTTCACGAATTTACGGCAGAGGTTCAAGCTGAAGCCGCAGAAATGAAGCTGGCTTTTGAAAAAGAGTTTGCCATAGAACCAATGCTTATTGCTAAAATAGTGGTGCAATTCTGAGGAGGATAGTATGCAAAAAAAAGGAAAGCTGGAGTTGACTTGGGTTGGCAAATACAATGAAGAAAAGCTGGAACCAAGGATTCTAGTAGAAGATAAAACAAAATCATATGGTAATCCAAATACCGAAAATATGCTTATCCACGGAGATAATTTGATTGCGCTAAAATCCTTGGAGCAAGATTTTGCAGGAAAGATAAAGTGCATTTATATTGATCCACCTTTTAACACGGGGCAAGCATTTGAAAACTACGATGATAATTTGGAGATCTCAATCTGGCTTAGTCTTATGAGAAAGAGATTAGAAATCCTTCGCAATTTATTGTCTGAAGACGGAACTCTATTTGTTCATATAGATTCAGAAAATCTGGGCTATTTGATGGTATTATTAGATGAAATTTTTTTGAGGCATAACAGATTATACACGGTGACCTTCAAACAAGGAGCTGCAACTGGACACAAGGCAATAAATCCTGGTTGTGTAACAACAACAAACTTCATATTGATGTACGCAAAAGATAAAAGCCAATGGAAACCCAATAAAGTATATACTGCAAAAAAAAGAGATGATAGATATGGGAAGTTTATTACTAATATTCAGGATGATTGCAGAAAGTGGAATATTGTGACGCTTACCGAAGCTTTTGCTTCATATAAGAACACTGATATAAAAACTGCGCGTAAAATCATAAAGGAAAGCCCAGAAGCAATTGAACGCTTTGTAATCGAACACAGTGATGCTGTAATTCGTACGGCCAGACCTGATTACGAAAGTGTTGGAAAAGAAATAAAGGACAAAATCAGTGAATCTAAAGCAAAAAGCAATGAAATTCTCTATTTAAATAGAGATAATAATTCGGATATGTACTTTATTAACGGTGAAAGAATACTGTTCTATAAAGACAAGCTGAAACTTATTGATGGGCAATTGATTTCGGGCGAACCATTGACAACTTTGTGGGATGATATTCTTTCGAATAATTTACATAACGAAGGTGGAGTATCTTTCCCTAAAGGGAAAAAACCAGAGTATCTAATAAAAAGAGTTCTTGAACTCGCCACCCAAGAAGGTGATTTTGTTCTTGATAGCTTTTTGGGTTCTGGGACAACTGCTGCAGTAGCGCATAAAATGAAAAGAAAATGGATTGGTATAGAGATGGGTGAGCAGTGTTACACTCATTGCCTTTTTCGCTTAAAGGAAATTGTAAACGGAGAACAGGGTGGAATTTCTCAAAGTGTAAACTGGCAAGGTGGTGGTGGTTTTAAATTTTATGAACTGGCAGAGTCATTGCTTGTGAAAAGTAAAGTTCTCCCTATCTATCAGCTTAACTCGAACTACACTTTTGATATGGTGGTGGAAGCTATTTGTAAAATTGAAGGATTCAAATATAGCCCATATGGTGAATTCCATGGATATTCTTCCGAAAATAGATTTATCCATGTTACCTCAGAGTTTGTAAACAGCAAGTACATTATGTCCTTAATGAAATCATTGGGAAAAAATCAATCACTGCTGATTTATTGCACGAAAATGCAGAGTGATATGAATATCCCTGATAATGTTGAAGTAAAAAAGATTCCCCAGGCTTTATTGGAAAAGTGCAATTTTGAAAGCGAGGTGGAACAATGAGTATTATAAGTAAAATCAACTGGGCAATGAGTTTGCGCGAGCCACAGTATGAGGCTTTACAGTATTTTGATGCCATCAGTTCCAACCTTGACTATAAGATAGCTACAAAAGAAAAAGCTGAAAAAGTCGCTACGGAAAATTGCGAGGATAAAAAGAACATTAAGGTGGACAAGGAGTTCCATTTCCCTTCTTTCTGCTTTGATATGACCACCGGTATCGGTAAAACGCGATTGATGGGTGCTGCTATATATTATCTATATAAAACCAAGGGGTATAAGCACTTTTTCATCCTTACTCCTGGTAATACGATTTATGATAAGCTGAGGAAAGAAACCGTGCCCAGCCATCCGAAGTATATGTTTAAAGGCTTAGAGACCGAAATGGGTAGGCCAAAGGTTTATGATGGTGAGAATTATCTATCCTATCCGGTAAAGTTTGAGCAGGGCGAAATCATATATGAAAAGACTTCTGAAATTCAGCTGTTTATTTTTAATATTGGCAAGATTTTCACTCGTGGCGATGTAAGCTTTAAATTTCACGATTTCAATGAGAACTTGGGTGGATCTTTTGCAGATGTACTCAAAAAATTTGACGATCTTGTTATTTGTATGGACGAGGCTCATCGCTATTACGCACCAGCATCTATGAAGGCTATCGATTATCTGAACCCTATTTTAGGTTTGGAATTTACCGCTACGCCTAAAGACAGCAACAAAAATATTATTTATCGTTATGACCTCGCTAAAGGCGCCGGAAAATATCTGAAAATCCCAGTTGTAATGGGTAGAACCAACACCGCAGGATATTCTGCCGATGATATTGAGGAGATGAAACTGAAAGACGGCATCAAACTCCATGAACGCAGAAAAGCAGTGGTATATAAGTATTGCGTGGATAACAATTTGGAACAGGTAAAACCAATTGTGCTGGTTGCCTGTAAAGACACGACACACGCAAAGAAAGTACGAGAAAAAATCGACGCTGATTCTTTCTTCGCTGGCAAATATGTTGGCAAAGTTATTCAGATTGACTCAAGCACAGGAACTGTTGAAACGGAAGAGAACATCCAAAAACTGCTTACCATTGAGGAAAACACGAATCCTATCGAAATAGTTTTGCATGTCTACAAGCTAAAAGAAGGATGGGACGTAAACAATCTGTTTACCATTATCCCACTCAATGCAGCAAAAAGTGACATTTTGGCACTGCAAACCATTGGGCGTGGTCTTCGTCTTCCCTTTGGCCAGATAACCGGCGTTGAGGAAGTGGATACCTTAGATATTGTTGCACATGATCATTATCGTGAAATCATTGATGATATTAAGGACAACCCTATTTTCAAGAGCAAAGACCTTGATAAGGATGATATTCCAGATACTACATTGGTAGAAATCAATACAAGCTTTGAAAATGAGCAACTATCATTGGTTGATACTGCTATCCAAGAAACAAAAGTAAAGTCTTTTCAAGATTTTAATGATGCGCGAACAGTTGAAAGCATATATAAATCTTATTTGTCTGAGTATGCAAAGAAAATAACTACTTCAAAGATGTCAAAGGATAACCAAGGTCAATTATCACTCTTTGACCTTGATCCTACAGCAAAGACTGACACAGAAACACCAACTGAGCCATCCGGTGATTCAACAGTAGATACTGAGGTAATCGTATCTGCCAAAACAAAAAAACCAATAATTCCAGCACTGAAAAAAGAGGAATTTGAGCAAAAGTTAAAACAGTTGTCACAAGTTGCAATTTCAGTACCTAAAATTAGCATTAATTATAGTTCTACTATCACGTTCAAACCTGTCACTGTTAAAAGAAATCATATGGAGTTTGATGTAGCGGCATCTCAAATAGAAAGATATGACGTTATTAATGAAAGGCTTTTATCTGTTGTAGAGGCAGATGCATTGATTGAAGATGAGCCGGAAAATGCTCTTGCTTGTATGCTCCTTGAGGAGATACCTGAATTCAGTGCAGATGATGCGGAGTATATCCTAGATGTGGTAAATCAGTATATGTCGTTAATCGAGGGCGATTATGAACAAAAGAAAAAGATCATTAGAAGATATGCTACGGTTATCATCAATGATTTAAAGAAACAGATATATGCTGCAAAAGAAGAACACACTGAATTTATACATCAAGTACAGAAAGACTTGATTTTGTTTGGAAGATTTGTTAAAAATATGAGAATTAACGGCAAGGTGAATTTTAAGAAAGAAGTGGATGATAAAAAGAACATTCGCCAGTATCTGTTTGAAGGATACAAGAAATCTTACTATCCAGAAAATTCCTTTGACAGTGATGACGAACGTAGACTTGCAGTAATACTGGAAGATGACTCTGAAGTATTAAAATTCATTAAACCACCACTTAATCAACTTGGTCTTTTCTACAAGGCAGGTAAACAATATAATCCAGATTTCTTGGTAGAAACCAAAGATGCCAAGTATATGATCGAGGTCAAGGCTTCTAATCGTACTGCTGACGAAGACGTTCTTGAAAAGGCACATGCAGCAATCAAGTGGTGTGAATGTGCCACAAGCGTGGATTCAGATTCAAAAGAATGGCGCTTTAGGCTCATACCCGGAGAGGATATTGTTATAGGCAGCACATTTAAATACACTGCAGGTAAAGCCGTGGTAGTAGAGGAGGAACAATAATATGGTAGATGAATTGGCTTTTAAATATGCAAAGGCAAGGGAAGAAATTCTCAAAGCCGTTCGCATGGATTTAATTGGGCCTCAGTGCGAAAACGAAGAATTGGATGAAATGCCTACCAACAGTTATATTACGGGTATGCTATTTCCTGCTGAAACCGAAATGTCAGAAGACGAGGATTATGATGCTCAAAGCTTTGAAACGGATTTTAAAGAGGACAACGACACAGGCACAACGGTGGAGGATGTTGACCCGGATGATGACAAACCAAAGGGAGGATTTAAGAAGCAATCCTCCTTTGGCGTATCTTGCTATGTTAGTTCCGATACTACAAAGATGAATGTAAACGTTGCCTGGGGTAGATATGAAAAAGAGTCTGTAAAAGTGATGGCTATGATAAAAGGTGTAGAAAAAGAAGTAAACAAGACTCTATATATTAGGGAACAAGAAAACGATGCGATTACTATCGATCTGCAGTCGTTCGATCGATTTACTAAAATTCCGCTAAATATAGATTCGCATTTGATTCTTCATATCATAAAGGTGAATTTGGAAAATGCAAACACCATGCTTTCCGTATATCTGTATAACCAACGTCCGCATAGTGATAATGAAAAAGATTATGAAAAAGTTCTTTATCAAGTTGAAATGACACTGTGTGATGACCAGCAATCACCTATTTTTTTGCCAGAACATAAGTGCAGAAAACTTGAATTAGAAGATGAGTACTATTACGAAAGTCGTGCTGTGTATGCCAGAGGACGTGGATGTGCTGCGACTTGGGAGAAAACAACGGATTCGGAAAATGCGATTGCAATAAAGAGCATGTTTATTCCGGATTATGAAATTAGCGGAGTTAGCCCTAATATCCCCGATTTTGAGAAAAATACGTTTTCTATGCGTTTTATGTCGTTGGCTAAAAATAGGAACGCAACGATTGAACGTCTTTCGATGCTTTCAAATCTGTATAAAAAATGGATAGAAAAATTAAGTGACAGTCACCTTATGGACAATCCATCATTTATACCCAAAGGACAGAAAATTATAGCAGAATGCCAAACCGCGCAGCAAAGAATTCAAAGAGGAATAGATTTGCTTGCCACTAATGACAATGCTTTTTCGGCTTTTTGCTTTATGAACCAAGCTATGTATACGCAAAGAAGTATTGCCATGTTTGGCAAGAAGAATAGCCAAGGGATTCCTTGTAGTCTAAGTGATTTTATGATAGAGGATCACAGTGAGTGGCGTCCGTTTCAGATTGCTTTTGTCCTTTTAAATTTGTTTGGTTGTATGGAGCCCACCTCTAATGAAAGAAAGAATGTCGATTTGTTGTATTTTCCCACGGGCGGTGGTAAAACAGAAGCTTACTTAGGGCTGATTGCATTTGTTATTGGTTATCGCAGATTAACAGCTCCACTGTGTAGTGAATATGAAAAGGATGGCGGAGTAACTGTATTTTTAAGGTACACCTTAAGATTGCTGACTACTCAACAACGAGATCGTTTAATGAAATTGATTGTAGCTGCTGAAATGATTCGTGAAAAGCATCCTGATTTATATGGAAACAGCAGAATTTCTATAGGTTTTTGGGTTGGCGGTGGTGTTACTCCTAATAACTTCAGTGACTATGATGACCGGGAAAAAAGGAAGGATTTCATCAGGAAAGTTTCAAAGCAAGTGATTGTATGTCCTTGTTGCGGTAAGCCTATTGAGCAGTCCGATTATGAAGTGGATTCTAAGTTGCAGACCGTTAAAATTACTTGTTCTAATAACAAGTGCTATTTTTATAAACATAACAACCATACGTTGCCTGTATATCTTGTTGACAGTGAAATATATAGAAAGTGCCCTACTGTAATTATTGCTACTGTTGATAAATTTGCAAGGTTACCATGGGATGAGAAAACAGGGTTGCTTTTTGGAAATAAGGATAGATATTGTGCCAGATGCGGATATATTGCTAAGGGCGAAGAACATAAAAGCCGGCATAATAAGACGGGGGATCTCCCAAGAGTAGATGTCGTAGATGTCAAACCGTTCTATCCTCCGGAATTGATTATTCAAGATGAGTTACACTTAATAACTGGGCCGCTTGGAACTATTTATGGCGGTTATGAAAATATAGTTGAAGAATTATGTTCCATAACCGAAGGTGATAAAAAAATATTGCCAAAATATATCGTCTCTACTGCAACAATCAAAAATGCCGGAGAACAAATACGGTGTTTATATGGTAGAAACCAATATAGTCAATTTCCTCCGAGTGGAGTTGATATTCGGGACTCATATTTTATAAAGGAAATTTCGCTTGAAGAAAAGCCATTCAGAAAGTATGTAGGTATTTGCGGTAACGGACAATCAGTAAAAACCACATTGCTTCGTACCTATTCTATTATTCTTGAAACTGCATTTGATTTATCGAGACAGGAAGAGTTTAAGGATTTTATCGACCCTTATTATACTTTGATTGGTTACTTTAATAGTATAAGAGAACTTGGCGGTGCGGTTCGTTTGCTTGAAGACGACATTAAGAGCCGAATTGAAAGGTTGCAGAAAAAGTATGGACACGAGATGCAGAGATACCTTAGGAGGACAAAGGAAATTACTTCTCGTATACCGTCATACGAAATTGCGAAAGTCTTAGAAGATTTAACAGTCGCATATGACAAGAATAAAGCTGATAACAAGCAGGATTGCTATGATGTAGTAATAGCAACTAACATGATTGCAGTTGGTATGGACGTTGATAGATTGGGATTAATGACAGTTGTTGGACAGCCGAAACAAAATTCTGAATATATTCAGGCAACCAGCCGTGTAGGGCGTAGTTACCCTGGTATCGTTTTTACGGTATATAACCCATATCGACCACGAGATTTATCACACTATGAAAATTTTGAAGGCTTTCATTCACAGTTGTATCGTTATGTAGAAGGTACAACAGCAACACCTTTCTCTGCGCGAGCAAGGGATCGAGTGCTTCATGCAACTGTTGTAGCTTTGTTAAGACTGCAAAATGAACAGATGGCCCCTAACACGGGTGCTAATGAAATCGGTAATATTTCGGAAGCTACCTTGCAGCAGGTCAAAGAGGAAATATTAAACAGAGTTAAGGTCGTTGCGCATAAGGCGTATTACGATGTGGAAAAGGAAATTGACCTGTTCGTCGAGGATTGGAAAACACTAAGTACCGAAGAAAAGACTCTGACTTATTTTACAGGTGATATGGGCTTAGAGCGAGTCAATCGTCTGCTGAATTATTATGATAGATACTGTACTCCAAAGGAGAAGCCAACACTTAACTCAATGCGTGAAGTTGAGCGGGCAGCCACCATATATTATTTTAACGAGGAGGATAACTAAATGAATTGGAACAAGCTTGGAGAAGTTAGACCGAATCAGTTAATTACTACATATGGGCCCGGCTCTATTATGGATGCCAAAAACGACTCTGTAACCGTTCTCGATATTGATTATTGGAAAGATACAGGGAAAACGATCATTGATAATCGCCTCGCTAATTACTTGGGAGTATATAATTTTAAGACGCCTAAAACGACAGAGTATGATGATATTCCAGTGGTGTCGTTTCCCTATTATCATGTATGTGCAAATTCCAAATGCAACGCCCTATTTGATATACGTGATGGATTTGATAGGGACAAATACATAAAGGACAAGGGACCCAAATGCCCTTATTGTGGCTGGGATGCGTATCCTGCAAGATTTATTAGTGCCTGCGAAGACGGGCACATGGATGATTTTCCTTGGTCACGATGGGTACACAGAGGTGACTCAACTTGTAAAGGAAGATTGAAACTCTATTCTACAGGCAGAACATCATCATTGGGTGAAATGTTTGTTGAGTGCTCCTGTGGTGATAAAAGAAGTATGGCGGGTGCGATGCAGCGTGAAAATCTTGATGGTTTGATTTGTTCGGGGCATCACCCTCATCGTCCATTGGATAAGAATAAAAAGTGCAAAAAGTTGGCGATTCCATCTCAAAGGGGTGCATCAAATGTTTATTTTCCTGTAATCCGTAGCGCGATTTCCATCCCACCTTGGACTAATCCTATTAATGACATTATTAATGCTAATCGTAGAGTGATTGAGTCATACGAAGAAGATTTTGGAGAAGTTGGCTTACAAAAGGCATACGAAAAATTCTTCGCAAGCAAATTCACCAAGCGGGAGTTTGATGAGGCTTATACCAGAATCAAAAACAAAATCAAAGAGTTTACAGAAATCAAGGAGATGGAATACGCTGCAATTGTAAATCACACGGATTTAGCTTATCAAAGGGATGTTAAATATTTTCAGGCAGAAGAAGTTAAAATCAATAACGGATTAGATAAATACTTCTCCAGAATAATTAAAATTCATAGACTGCGAGAAGTAATGGTTTTGCTTGGATTTATGAGAATGGAGGCTCCTGAACCCGAAGTTGATGATCCGAATCATATTTGTAAACTTAATAAAAAAAGTGGACATGAGTCTTGGCTACCTGCAGTAGAAATTAATGGTGAAGGTATTTTCGTAGAGTTTAAAAAAAGCACGATTAGTCAGTGGAAAAACATACCCGAGGTAAAGGAACTTTCTGATAAATATAAAAACTACTATAATGAGTTCTGTAAAAGTAAAGGATGGACGACGTATAAAGAAAGAAATGCCGAGTATGTTCTTTTACATACATTCTCTCACATCCTGATTAAGGAGATGGCAATGCAGTCAGGATACTCGTCCTCGGCTATCAAAGAAAGAATATACAGTAGTGACACTATGTGTGGAGTTCTTATTTATACAGGAAGTTCAGATAAAGAGGGCTCTTTGGGTGGACTGGTTGAACTAGGTGAAATGGACAAGTTCTTACTACTATTAAGAGAGGCTCTTCAAAACGCTCTCACCTGCACAACCGACCCGGAATGCTTTATGAATTTACCAACAAAAGACAGAATTAATGGTGCTGCGTGCCATTCTTGTACAATGATTTCCGAAACAGCATGTGAAAACGGAAACAGACTACTTGATAGAGCATTGGTGGTTCCGGTATCGGAAAGGGAATCTTGTGGATACTTTAGGGAATTGGTGAATGAATTATGTGGCACGAAGATTTAGGGATAGATATAATCGTTCAAACGCTGAAAGATGAAATTGAGCAGTATACTCTTTTGAATGCGATGGATGCTTTCAAAAAATCTATCAGTTTAATTGAAAAAAGGTTTCCCAACTGTGAATCCAGAGAAATTATGGATATTTTGCAGATGGCCTGTAAGCTATATGATTGTAGTTCAGATGAACGCTGTGAGTTGGTGATTACAGCACCCAGTAGTTTCAAGCTGAAAGCCCGGAAAACCAAGTTGGTAGTAAATAGCATTTTATCTTCTGCAGAAAAAAGCATTACTTTGACAGGGTATTCTATTTCTGAATATTTTAGCGAGATGATAGAACTAATTATTCAGAAAAGTACACAGGGGGTTTACGTGAACCTATATTTGAATGATACTCAAAAACACCAGGACGTCATTGAACGGCTGAATACCTATGCAAGCAAGTTTATAAAAATATTTAGTTACAACCAGAATAGCGATGATAAGATGTCAGCACTACATGCAAAGCTGATTGTCGTGGATGGACATACATCATTAATATCGTCTGCCAATCTATCGTATCATGGAATGCAAGGTAATGTTGAAATGGGTGTACTGATTGAATCAACGGGGAAAGCACAGGCAATTGAGTCATTGCTTAAAACACTGAGAGAGCAAAAGGTATTCACTAAATTTAAATAATAATCCAAGTGATTGAATTAATAAGGTTGTAAAATGGACAGTTTGAAGGAAACGGAGACTTAAAGGCTTTAGGAATATGGTTCAGTAAATGCTCTGCTAAAATTGGAGACCATGTGAAAGTTCTTTGGACATCTCCTACAGATATTATAATAGAGCTTATATAGTCTATTTTATCTGAAAGATTAGACTAATTTGGAGGTGCGACTATGCCACTAGAAATAATCCGTAATGATATAACGAAAGTTCATGCTGATGCAATTGTCAATGCGGCAAACACATCTTTGCTCGGAGGCGGTGGCGTAGACGGAGCAATCCATAGAGCCGCAGGATCGGAACTGCTTGACGAATGCCGAACCCTTGGCGGCTGCGATATCGGACAAGCAAAGATTACAAAAGGGTACAAACTGCCTGCAAAATTTGTTATACACACTGTTGGCCCTGTTTGGCACGGCGGCAATGACAATGAGGAAAAACTGCTTGCTGATTGTTACAAACACTCACTTGCATTGGCTAAAAAACATAGATTGGAAAGTATTGCATTCCCGTTGATATCTTCAGGCGCTTTTGGATATCCCAAGGACAGAGCATTGAAAACAGCAATTTCCGTAATTGGTGACTTCCTTTTGAGCAATGATATGACGGTGTACCTGATGGTGTTTGATAAGGCAGCATTTACTCTGTCCGAAAAACTGTTTTCATCTATAACGCAGTACATTGATGACAAATACATAGAAGAGCATCCAATTGACCGAAACAACAGATTTGAAGAACGACATATTCTGAAAGAATACTGTTTGGAAGAACCAATGCTTTCACCTATGGAAGCATCTGCACCAGCGTCAAAGCGCAAACGCAGTCTTGATGATGTTGTAAAACATATGGATGAAACCTTCTCACAGATGTTGCTGCGCCTAATTGACGAAAAAGGCATGACAGATGCGGAAACATATAAAAAGGCCAATATAGACCGGAAACTGTTTTCTAAAATCCGAAACGACATAAATTACAAACCGAGCAAACCTACCGCTATTGCCTTTGCCATAGCATTGAGGCTGAACCTAGATGAAACCAAAGATCTGCTGCTTAAAGCCGGATTTGCTCTTTCTCACAGCAGTAAATTTGATATTATCATTCAATACTTTTTAGATGAAGGAAACTACAATATTTTTGAAATCAATGAAGCCTTATTTGCTTTCGATCAAAACCTGCTAGGAGTTTAGCTGAATTAAGGATCTATTATTTGCTTAACAGTAAAAAAAGAGGTTAATACAAATGAGTTACATAACTACGAATTCAAAGATTCATTTTACACCGCATAACCCAAATAAAGATGATATAGATATTAACGATATTGCCCATGCATTAGCATATATGTGCAGAGCAAATGGGCATTTTAACAGTTTTTGTTCTGTGGCACAGCATTCAATAAACTGTTCTTTGGAAGCAAGAGCAAAAGGCTATTCAAAAGACGTACAGCTTGCTTGCCTGCTCCATGATGCAAGTGAAGCATACATGAGCGATATAACAAGACCTGTCAAGAAACTGTTGCCGCAGTATCTGGATATTGAAGAAAGGCTTCAAAAGGCAATATACGAGAAATTTAACGTTTCGGATGTAAGTCCGGACACGATTAAAGAAATTGATGACGCTTTGCTTTATTATGAGTTTATAAATTTGCTTGGTGAAAAAGTGTTTGATTGTGAACCGGAGCTTAAAAGCCGACCGGATTTTACGCAACGGGATTTCATAAATGTGAAAAATGAGTTTATCGATATATATAACCAGCTGACATCAGATGCTCAAATATTTAAAACAGTCGGAATTGATGGGTGCGACGGCGGTTGGATGACAGCGGTGCTTTCGGGCAGAAGATTATCAATCGCACGATATAATAGAATAGCTGATGTGCTTGATGCACACAAAACAGCTGACAAATTCATAATAGATATTCCTATAGGTCTTGCAGACAGCAGAGAAGAAGCAGCACATCGACCGGAGAATGCAGCGCGCAAAATCCTCAAAGGGAAATCGTCCTCGATTTTTCCGGTTCCGTTTAGAAGTGTGGCCAGGGCAAAAACAGTTGCAGAAGCTTGGAATATAAGCAAAGCGTTAAATGCCGGCGCAAACTATATGACTATGGGCATTCGTGATGCAGTTAATGAAATTGATATTTTCCTTCAGGAAAACGAAGCGTGGAAAAATGTTTTGCATGAAAGTCATCCCGAAGTTTGTTTTGCCTTGTTAAACGGCGGCAATCCAGTTATGGAGAAAAAATCAGAAGAACAAGGCATTGAAAAGCGTCTGGAGATTCTAGAAAAATACGGGATTGGCCGGGCGGATGTTACTCAACATCCGCTTTTTACAAAATACAGGGATGACGTTGTGGATGCAGTTTGCTTGGCTCTTGTAGGAAGACTTGCTGTTAAAGGAAGAAGTGCAACAATACCTGATGAGGACGAGATTAAGACCGATGCCACAGGATTAAAGATGCAAATGATAATTCCAAAATTATAGCAATTTGTCGCTTGTCATGCGACCGATCAGAAAATAAGAAATGTTATCCTTGAATCACAATAAATGACGATTTGGAGGAAAACATTATGAAAAAAGATTTAACTGAACTGGTATTTATTCTTGACAGAAGCGGCTCGATGAGCGGTCTTGAAAGCGACACAATTGGCGGCTATAATGCCATGCTTGAAAAACAGAAAAAGGAACCCGGCGAGGCTGTTATTACCACAGTTTTATTTGATGACAAGTATGAGCTGCTGCATGACCGCATCAATCTTCGGGGGATATCTCCTATTACAGATAAGGAGTATTATGTGCGTGGTAATACTGCGTTGCTGGATGCAGTGGGTAAAACAATTAATAAGATAGGTAATGTCCAGAAGCATACAGCCGAAGATGAGCGTGCCGAACATGTAATGTTTGTGATAACCACAGACGGCATGGAAAACGCAAGCCGTGAATACAGCTATGATAAAGTGCGCCAAATGATTGAGCATCAAAAAAGCAAATATGGCTGGGAGTTTATCTTTCTTGGCGCAAACATAGACGCTATTTCAACTGCAGAACGTTTCGGCATTAGTAAAGACAGGGCAATAAACTATAATGCAGACAGTGAAGGTACGTTATTAAATTATGAAGTGATCAGCGAAACGGTAAGCTCTATACGTGCTAACCGCTCGATATCTGAAAATTGGAAGGAACGTATTGACGAGGATTTCAAGAAACGTGGCGGCAGGAGATAATTATGATCGGTGCTATTATTGGAGATATAGTAGGTTCGGTTTATGAATGGAACAATATAAAGACCAAAAATTTTCCTCTATTCAACTCCGAATGTTTTTTTACTGATGATACGGTCATGACACTTGCAATAGCAGAAGGATTGATGAATGGCGGCGATGATGAAGATTTCATTGCCGCCATGAAAAAATATGGTCGTTTATACCCTGATTCAGGATATGGTGGACGTTTTGGCAGTTGGCTGTTTTCCGATGACATCAATCCATATAACAGCTGGGGGAACGGATCGGCTATGCGGGTTTCACCGGTGGCTTGGGCTTTCGATATTATTTCAGAGGTAGAGAAATATGCTAAGATCAGTGCTACTGTAACGCATAATCACCCGGAGGGAATCAAGGGGGCTCAGGCAACAGCTGCAGCCATATTCCTTGCTCGCATGGGAAAAACAAAAGAAGAGATTAAGGCTTATATTGAGAATAAATATGGCTATAATTTAAACCGATCTCTTGATGAAATACGCCCAAATTACCGTTTTAATGAGAGCTGCCAGGAAACAGTACCCGAGGCGATAATTGCTTTCTTAGAAAGCGTTGATTTTGAAGACGCTATACGAAATGCAATTTCACTAGGCGGTGACAGCGACACTCTTGCGGCGATAACTGGCAGCATCGCTGAGGCGGCTTATTGTATTCCAAAAGAAATCAAGGAAAAAGCTTTATCGATTTTGGATCAGGGCTTACTTGATGTATATAGGGAAGCGCAATCAAGAATGAAAATCCTTATTCGTTAATTGGTATGGAGGTTTTGCGTGCACGTTTGTCATGTTGAGGAGGTAGAAGAATGCTTACTGTTGAGCAGTATATTTCACAGATGAAGAAAAAGGACAAGCTGGATGAATTCAATTTCCAGAATCATGCTGAAAACATGACGACAGTAATAAAGTATGTTATGGATTATTTTAATAACTACCTT